CAGAGTCAGAGTCCGGGTTAATAGAAGAACTAATTTTCCAGAGAAACTTCTTGCTTGAAGAGGAGGGCGTAGCCTTCTCTCTTGCTGAGACAACTAAGGTATACCCGGGTGAATACGAACTAACCGCCAGCGACGGAACCAAGTACAAGGTTGTACAGGCAGAGCCGGAAGAAACATTCGGCCCCGGCAGAGAGTGGAAGTTATACAGAGCCACAAAGGAAAACCCAGACTACCACGCTGACTTCGACTGGGACTGGATGGATACATTCCCCCGCCTTAAAGATGCCAAGGCTTGGGTGGAAGATCGAACCGCCGAAGGGCCGCTGTTCTCTTTGGAACAGGTAGACGATGCAGAAAACTTCCAAATAGAAGAAGACGAAGCCATCGGCTTTTACGATTACAAATCCGACAAGGATTTAAGCACGGAAGAGCAACGCCAGAAGTTATCCAGCAGGAAATTCAAGTTACTGCAAAAACGTCTTGGGTATGCAGAGGAAGCCGTAAGTAAGTTTAACGATATCGGAGTTCCTATCTTTGTTTACCATAAGCCATTTGACAGTACTGGCGGGTTCTTTGCTTATGACACAAAGGAAGACGGAACCCTTGTTGACCCAGAAATTCATATTAATGTTGGACGAGCAAAAACACTTGCACAAATAACAAAGACTTTATCGCATGAGATGGCTCATGCTGTTATTGCCACAAAGTTATTTCCCAACAACAAAGATTCAGTGGCATTTTTTAATAAAATTTATTCTGACAATCGTGCCGCGATAAACACTTGGTCAGCACTAAACTATGCGACTGAGAGCAATGCTGTCAAAGCAGAAGAATGGCTTGTATGGTCTATCGATCAAGAAATTGCCGCAATTGTTAGCGGCAAACAAGATTCGTTTAGTTTAAGCATCAGACGGATTGTTGATCGCATAGCGAAACTTCTTTTTGAAACTCTTGGTTTTAATTATCAAAGACAAGAAGTTGCTCAGATAATCAAAGATGCGACTACTGCTCTTATCAACGATTCTCAACGAATTGAAGTCACGGCTGAGAATCAAACCGACGAAGGGCCGCTGTTTGCGCTCGGGGATAGAAAGAAGCGTCGGATTGGAGAGGGGAAGGACACAGAAGATAAGACAACCCGACATCTTGAGGACTTGGAAAAAACCATTCCCGAATCAGAGAGAACGGCTAGGGCATCTAGAGGAAAACGGAAGACAGTTGATGGGGGTGATTACCTCGATCTCAACCTAGATCAAGCAGGGAAGGGGATGCTTGGGTTGACGCAGGAAGAACTGACCAGTCTATGGGAGGCCTCGGTTGGCGATACCTCAAACAGTGAAGCGGCCCGTGAAATAATTTCCAAACTAAACATGGCTCCCAAGGATGTTGAATTCTGGGATGACGCGCTCCGACTTCCGGATCGTGCGCGTTATTGGTATGAGGTCTCAGCGGAATCGTTTGAAAAAATCCTTCGCGTATCCAAAGGTGACCTGAAACGATTTATTGCAATAGTCTCTGCTACATCGCCACAAGCCAACCCAATCGTGAATATGAAAAGGGCTATTGGTGTGTTCGCTCAATACATGGCTGGTGAACCCATCGATATGGATTTGACGATACCGCAGAATGTCCGAGAGGCACTAAAGTACGGAACCCTATCAGGGCTGAAAACCGGATCGTTTGCCGGAACGATGCAGTACATACTAGGTCTTGAGAATACTGCCCCGCTCTCAACAAATGACAGACAGGTTGCAAGTTCATTTGGTGTAACTGGTGATGATATTGCCACCAATCCAATCCTCTATGAGACCCTGAGCCGCTTCTATATCAATCTGAGGGACAAACTTAACTCGCAACTTCCCCCGGGGGCGGAGCCTTTTGAAACGTGGCAGTTGCAAGCGCTTGGCTGGGTAGAGGAACGGGCTACTAGCGAAGCAACAGATACGACCCGGGATCAGACGGATGATTATCTTTCCGCCTTGCAGTCTGAGGATAAAGGCAAGAGGCGTGGCGTCATTCCTATACTTAAAAGCGCGGGGATCATTAAAAATGATTTCCTCACTGATAATGACCTTCGTAACCCCGCGATCCCGTCAGCCTTATCTGGAACCCTAGATCGTTATAGAGAAAAACAAAAACTTACTATAGAGATTGGCTCTCCATTCTCTGACCTTCAGGCAGAGGCGAAAGCGTTAGCACAGGAGGCATTCAAGAATGATCCAGTAGCGGCCAGAGAATTTCTGGAAACATTTACTAGTGTTTTGTACGCCTCTGGCAGGGGGGTAACAAACCCCTTTAACGAACTTGTTTCAGCGGTTACAGGGAAGAAGACTACCCTGACAAGATTGCAATCCCCCACATCAGAATCGCCATTTGATATAGCCGGGACATACGAGGGGGAGGTAAGCCCCAATGTCCGTGTCCCCATGCCTGCCAACATGGCAGATGAAGATATGCGGGTGGTTATGGCGGTCATCGGACGCGCTTGGAAACAGGCCGCGATGGCGCATAGCAATTTCCAAGATAAGGGGAAAGCGGAGGGGGTTGATACACATTCCGTTTTTGTCGAGACAACCGAGAATCTAGGAACGGATGGAGCCTTATTTGGGCAATTCTCCTCCGCGCTACCTGATGGGCATGAGGTAATAATAGAGCGATGGCCCAACGGGTATATGTTGCACGTTACGCCCAGTTTTACAGACGAAGGCCCAGTATCTCTCGATGCGAAAACTATAAATACAGAAGCGACCAAGACCTTTGGCGACACTGTTAAAGTCGGGCCGACTATTTTTTCTGGTGATTACATTGAGGCGGATGATTATGGTAAAATCATATCTCGCTTCAGGAATAAACTCCGTCAAGACATACGCAAATTTGAGGCAATCAAAGATGGCAATAATCTCAGCAAAAGAGATGTCCGAAATCTTCAAACAAAGGCCGAAGCATCTGCAAGGCGGCTCGATAATCTCGATTCCGCTATCAGGAAAGCCAACAAACTCCAGCAAGAGTTTGAAAAAAGACAAAGACAGTGGGTTGAAAAATACCGCAAAAGATTAAGCCCCGAGGCCGCAAGCCTCACACCCATCGACAAACCCGCCTCTGGCGGGTTTTCTGCTTCTGGGCTACGTCGCGCCCTTGTTAGCAAGTTTGGCGAAAAAGGCATTGCCCGTCTTGAAGCAGACGGCATCCTCGTAATTGTCGAATCCGCCGCGGACTTACCCGCGGGACTCATTAAGGATCAGGACGCGGCTCAACGCGCCCGTGGGTTGTTCGATCCTAAAACCAATACCGCCTACCTAATAGCGAATCGTCTCAACAGGGTAACCGCTCCGAAGGTTCTCCTGCATGAGGTCGGTACGCATTTTGGCCTCAAGCGAATGCTAGGGGACACGGCCTATGCTGACTTAATTGTAGAACTTGAGGCTGGCAAGGACACAACCTTCAAGCCTTGGTACGACCGCATCAGGGCCAACTATGGCGGCAGGGTTAACGAAGGAACAGATCGTTTTGCTGAGGAAGTGCTTGCCGCTATAGCGGAAGACACTAGCGAGATTACGTTGCCGCTCAGGACGCGCATCTGGAGAGCCATAAAAAAATTCCTGATTGGTGCGGGCCTACCGAAAAACCTCACCCCTCAAGAGATTGGATATGTTATCCAAGGCTCGTTGCGAAAGGCTATGCGTCAGAACGATCTTGCTCTGGCGAAGATGCCCCGCTTCATGCGGATGGAAGGCGGCGATGTGCAACTGGGAGCCGCGGCTATTGCGTTCCCTGAGTACACCCAACCAACCAGAAAACTAACAGAGAAGCATAAACGCTACGACATTATCAGCGCTATCGATAAGGTGCTTAATAGAAGCGAGGAGTTGCGTCTCCGAAGGAACATGGACGGCATGATGAAGGTGGCCGAGCGGGTGTACAAGAAAGGCTACAAGAACATCGATGTCCATCTCCCTGTTGTTTCTCCCAACACCAGCATCACCTCTCGGTATGCCATGTTCAAGAACACCCAAACAGGCACTGAGTTGGTTATCAGGATGTCTGACCACCCTAAAGACCCGTTTGTTGCGGCAGGCTCTTTCCCGTTTGTTTCCTACAACAATGGGCATAAGACTGACATGACCGACCTGTCTGATATTGAGAGGGCGGTTAAGTTGCTGTCTGCTGGAAAACTCGACGGCATGAACGGCCTCCAGTTCCAGTTTGAATACTCACTGGGTGACGGCGTTGCTGGAATATCCAAAGCCAATAGCCAGAAGTTTACCTATGAGCAGTTCCTGCGAGGCCTCCAGAAAAAGAACCCAAGTATGTTTAACAGGGTTCAGGACAACGCACAGATGGAGTTGCGAAGTGGGGCCGTCATTGGGGAGGAAGGGCCAGTCTTTTCCCTAAACCGCAACAGCGGTCTCGATGAGGCGAGTAAAGCGGCAATAGCGAAAACGTCAGGTCGCGCTGGAAGGCGAAGTGCTGGCGAAATGGTCTCCGATGCCAGAAACCGCTGGTGGCAAAAAGGGGTTCAGAACTGGGTAGATGCTTATCGCCCAATCAAAAACCTCCTTGGTGATCAGGCTACCAGAGCGTGGCAGATGATGCAGTTGTCGGAAAACGCCCACGGGATGCTTCACGCAATGCTTCATTATGGCGCTCCCAAAGCGCGATATCACAACGGAGAGTTCGATTGGTATGACGTGGACTTCTCAAGAGAAGGCCTGCTGGACATCCTGAAAGACCTTGACGGAGAAGCCGACAGGTTTATGTCTTGGATGGTTTACACCCGCGCTAATCGCCTAGCAAAAGAAGAGCGGGAAAAGAACTTTACAACAGAGGAAATTGTCGCTGGCTTAAAACTGAACCAGCAGTCTAAAAACGACATGATGAAAAGCGGTCGGGATCGCCGGGTCGTTTACCAGCAAGCCATGCGGAAGATGTCCAAGTTGCAGGACTCCGTTTTACAGATGGCGGTCGATGCTGGAGTGATTGACGAAACTGTTAGGGAAACCTTGGATACAGATTTCTACGTTCCGTTTTATCGAGAGTTCACCTCAGAGGGGAAGACTGCGGTTCGTGGGCCAACTCCCTCGCATGACTTTGTAAACATCAAAAGCATCGTTAACCGACTTCGTGGTAGCGAAGAAAACATCAATGATGCGCTCCAGAACATGATGATGAACTGGACGACCATCATGTCTGCCGCAATGAAGAACCGTGCTGGAGTTGCCGCTATGGAAGCGGCCACAAAAGCCGGTGTGGCAACGCTGATTGCCAGCAAAAAGGACATTGCCAATATCGAATTCTCCAAGGGCAAAAGCCGTAACGAGAAATTTGATTCGTTTGTTTACGTTCTCAAAGACGGCAAGAAAGTCTGGTACGAAGTTAATGATCCTCTTGTCTTAAATGCAATGGCATCTCTTGTATGGGGTGGAGTGGACTCTAAAGCACTTAGGACACTGTCTACGTTCAAGCGATGGCTAACCATCGGTGTTACAGCGTCCCCAGCATTCAAGATTAGGAACCTGATTCGTGACACGGTTCACTCGATTGCAGTCGGAAAACTTTCCTATAACGCTTTGGGTAATGCCAGCACTGGATACCAGACGCTAAAAGATAACCATCTTGTTACTGCCAACATGATGATGGGTGGCGCAACATTCCAGTTCGGTTTTTACAACGACGACCCAGCGGCCATCCGAAGGATGGTTGATGCAGTAGGTGAGGGGAGGATTCTCGATACCACTGCCAAGGCGCGTAAAGCGATGGGCTTTTTATTCAACTGGTATCAAGACATCGGCAACAGAATGGAAAACGCCAACCGCGCCTCTCTGTACTTGAAGAGAAAAGAAGAGGTTGGTCACCTTCAGGCCTCGATGGAGGGCAGAGACCTTCTTAACTTCTCGCAACATGGTAGAGGCGTTGCCGCGCAATGGCTGATGGCATCCATGCCTTTCCTCCAAGCCCGCATAAACGGCCTCGATAAGTTAGCCCGCTCAGGGGCCAAAGGGGAACGCGCCAGAATGCTCACCGTTGTCGGAACGGTGACTCTCGCAAGTATCCTACTAAGGCTTTCTTACGAGGGCGATGAGGATTACGAAGAGTTAGAGGAATGGCAGAAAGACACTTACTGGCCGATCAAAATCCCCGGCACAAAAGACTTCTTCTTCCTTCCCAAGCCCTTTGAAATTGGTGCAATAGCATCAATGGGGGAACGTATCACCGAAAACTTTATTCGGGATGCTGGCGAATTGGGCATGAACGACTACACCCGGGCGCGTATCACTGATGCGCTGATGCACCAGTTAGCAGTGGACTGGCGTCCTCAAATTGTTAAGCCAATGGTCGAACTGTGGCAAAACAAGAATTCCTTTACTGACCGCCAAATCGAAAACATTACTTGGCAGATGAATAACCTACCCAAGGAGTTAAGGGTCAGGGCTTACACGTCTGATTTCTCTATTAAGTCGTCATGGGCGGTCGGAGAGATGCTGGACTTAATCGGATTAAAAGAATCGGGTTTACACGTTTCACCTGTCCAGATGGATCACCTGATCAAAGGTTACTTCGGGTGGATCGGCGCAACCACAGCAGGCGCTTTTGACATCCTTTCAAGTGACGTTGACCCGCTAACCAGAATCGATGAGATGCGAGGTTTACTCCCGGCTGGCTCGTTCTATTCCGGCTCTCCACGCAAATCCACCAAATACCTCACTCTGTTCTATGACCAGATGGGAGAGGTCAAGGGACTGAAGGCGGCTTTTGATGCCTATAAAAGAAGAAGGATGGTGGACGAGGCCAGAGCAGTGGTTTCAGATAACAAAGATGTGATGCGTTGGCTGAGGACTTACAACAAAGCCAACGAGGCCATGCAGAAGATTAATAAACGTATTGGCTTTATTTACGACGACAAAGATATGAGTCCAGCAGACAAGAGAAAAGAGATCGACCGCCTCAATGAAATGAAGGTTGGCATCGCCAAGAAGATCGTCCTACGAAGGGCCGAAAGAGAGGCTGAAGAGGGCATTGAGAGCGATAACCCACTGGCAAGTTTGAGGGCTGAGAATTGAAGTCCACCGCTTTATGGTTAAGCCTTTTAGTTGTATTGTTATCTGGTTGTGGGACGGTAACTAAGGTCGGCACTACGACAGTAGGTGCAACCGTTGGAGCCGTAGCCGCTGGCGTCCCCGGCGCTATCGTAGGAGCCGCGGCGGCTGATCTTGCGGGAGAAATTATTGTCGAGCCAATCCTGACGATCTATAAACACAAAAGAAATGCCGAGCAAGTTGTGGAGAAACAGGTAGACGACGTATGGAGTTTGCTTGCCCGGATGTCAGAAGTCGCTGGCTGGGTATTAGGGGTTTTTCTGATCTTGCCGCTGGTGCTTCCTTTGCTTATCGGTTGGGTGATTCCAGCGCCCGGAAGCAAAAAATGAACTGCAAACATTCGGTGGTGCGAGTGTCATGGATTGATGCTGAGAATTCAGCAGGGTGGCAGGAATTCAAGAATGAGGCTCCTTGGGTTATCCACACGATTGGGTACTTAGTTTCGTCAGGTAAAAAGAAAACGGATTTTATTGTTCTGGCGGACTCGCACTTGCCGGATATAGACCAATGGGGAGGACTTAACCGGATTCCAAAGGGGATGGTGCTAGGCATCGACACCCTGCTGGAGTCAGTACCCTGCGGTCGAAAATATGAAAATTCTCGTAATTCCCGACACACAGATTAAACCCGGGGTTCCTATCGCCCAGATGAAGTGGGCGGCAAGGGCCGTAAGAGACTACCTAAAAGAGGGCGACTACGTCGTCCACCTCGGTGATCACTGGGACTTCCCCTCTCTGAGTTCCTACTCCAGCAGGAAAGAGATCGAGGGCCAGCGGGTTATTGAAGACATCGAGGCGGGGAACAGGGGGATGGACTTGTTCTGGAAGACCTTGAAGCCCATGAAAAGCCGCCCAGAGTTTCATCTCCACGGGGGCAACCACGAAGACAGGCTTGTCAGGTATGTGAACGATCACCCCGTCTTAGATGGAGTGCTGTCAGAAGAATCACTGAACAGGGATGGCTGGACATTCCACCCGTTCAAAACAGTGAACGCTATTGGTGGGGTTCACTTCACTCATTATTTTTATGCTCCCTATACTGGTCGAGCATACGGCGGCACAGCGGAGAACATTCTCCGCAACGTGGGTCTTTCCTATTGCCAAGGTCATAGGCAGGGAAAACTTGTCGCCGCTAGAGCGCTCCCAACAGGTCAAGTGCAAAGAGCGCTGATCTGTGGAAGTTGCTACCTCCACAAGGAGGAGTACCTCGGGCCGCAGGCCAAGGAGTCATGGCAGGGAGTTGTAGTTCTGAATGGCGTAGAAGATGGCGATTACGACATGATGGAACTAAGCCTTAAATACCTCTGCCGCAAGTACGAAAAGATGGAATTACGAGATTACCTCACAAAGGAGGGAATCGAAGTTGACTGAAGAATATTACATTTCACCGGAGCCAAATATGCGTCTACCAGCACAGCGTCAAATCAGTAACCCCCAGTTTCAGGCCGCGCTTGTTGGTGCAAAAAGCATGAGGTCGAAACTCGCGGCGTGTTACGCGATGCTGAGTCAGCAGGGCGCGTTCTCGGACTCTGGGCCAGAGGTATGGGAACTGCGGCAGGAAGTCGCAGAACACATTCCAGAGGAGTTAAAGGATGGCTAAAAAAACAGATGACAAGTTGGTAAAAGAAGCCGCCCCAGAGGCGGCTTCTTCAGTTAAGAAGCGGGTAATGCCCGTTGGAAAACCCTTCGTCAAGAATGATCCCCGGATCAACAGGGCGGGGCGACGGATAGGGTCTCGCAACAAATTCTCTCAAGCATTCACGGATGCCATGCTACTCGACTTTGAGCAGTATGGAGAGTCTGTGATTGCCGAGGTCAGGCAGAAAGACCCCTCGACTTACGTCCGAATCGCTACCGCTTTGATCCCCTCAAAGACAGAGCAGGAGATTGAAGTCAAAGACACCTCAGCCGAGAGTGTCAGCGAGATCGACTGGGACATAATAGTCGGCGGAAAGAAGGATTAAAGGCTTAAACATTTATCGTTCGCCATATTTGAGATAAAAGAATTCGGATATTTTTCAACCATGCCTCTTTTTTCTAATGCTTTTGCAAACTTATT